CAATGCACAACTACAGGCATTAATGTCATTACGACAGGTACGATTGAATGAACGGAAGAATGAAGCAGAAATCAATCTGCTCAATACACAGGCAAAAGCACTCGAAGCAGAGGCAGACAAGAACATAGAAGAAACCACAACAATAACCGAAAAAAGAATATGGCAGATAAAACAAGAAATGTTTGAAGGCTGGAAAGGCTTTATCAACACAGCAAATCAACTATGGGACCAGATGATAAAATGGCAGCCCACAGAAAAGACAACAATCGAAGGCAAGGAAATCGAAATACCTAAATACTTCGAAATAGAGGATGATAAATTCGGCAAAATCGTATTCGGAGAAGAATCGTTTCAGGGCGATATGATGAAAGCCGAAAAACAAATCCTCGAAGGAACAGCAGCAATTAAAACTCTGGAAAGCATATACGCAGACGAAAAACTATCAGCAGAAATCAAAAAAATAAACGCAGACGCATGCAGCGCAATGGCTCAGGCAGCATATTTCTACGCAGCAGGCAAAAATCAAGAAGCAGAGGCAAAAGTGAACGAAGCAAAAAGAAAAACCGAAGAAGCAACCGCAGACCTGCGAGAACTACAATACTGGACCGAAATAGCAAACACAATCCTCAAGCTGGCGCAAGTGGTAGGAAACATGGTAATCGGAGGAAAAACAGGAAAAGCGATCAGAGAATACACAGAAAAAAGAATGAACAATACTCCCCCCATGAACTCATCAACAGTAACGCAGCACTATGATCCAGAAATGAATTTTAAAGGATTAGACAAAACCGTAACAACAAAATGGTAGCAAAAATGATTTTAAGGGGGCAAAATTCAATTAAAAACAGTGTGCCTATATCCAAGTATCATCGAGAATCCAAGATACGCCAAATCGAACAAAAACAGTAAAGGAATAAAAGACGACCGTCTAAGATGGGTGCAAATTCCATGCGGGCACTGCGAAGAATGCAGACGTGCAAAAGCAAATGAGTGGAGAGTAAGATTAATGGAAGAAATAAAATCTGATCCAAAAAATATTATATTTGCGACGCTAACATTCTCCGAAGAAAGCCTAAAAAAGATAGAATATAACGAAAAAGAACCAAACAAAGCAGCTCAAAAAGCAATCAGCCTATTCAGAAAGCGATGGTGGAAAAAGTACAAAACACCACTCAAACACTGGCTGATCACAGAAATGGGACATGACAACACCAAGAGAATACATCTGCACGGCCTCATATGGACAGAGCTAACAGAGGAGCAATTCGAAAAAGAATGGGGGTACGGCTGGATATTCTTCGGGCATGAAGTAAGCGAGAAAACAATAAACTACATCGTAAAATATGTGACAAAGAGAGACGAAGCCAATCCTGAGTTCAACGGGAAGATATTCACTTCAAAAAGGATTGGGGCAGACTATATAAACAAGAACTCACTCAGAAGACATAGATACCAGGATAGATTTACAGAAGAAACGTACAGAACAAACTCGGGAATAAAAATTGCACTACCAACATACTACAAACAAAAAATATGGACAGTCCAGGAACGCGAAGCCCTCCGAATCATAAAAGAGGAAAAACAAATAAAGTACTACAACAAAACTCCTATCAAAGTAGAAACAATAGAACAATACGAAGAATATGTACACGCAGTAAAATATTGGCAATCAATCAAAAAATATGACGGAAAGAGAAAAAAAGGAAATATGCAGGGGATATGCAGACTTAATTATAAAGAAAGAGAAACTAATTCGTGAAATATGGGAAGTAGAGTTTGCAATCAGAAAGATAGAAAACATCCTGACCCGAAACAAAATACTGAAACCCTCAACAGAGGATATGTCAGAGCAAGAGCCAAAAATCTAATAGAGTTAATCGGCGCCGACAGAGTGTCCCGGCGAGAATACAAATACGAAGGGACATACTACGTAACAGAAGACGGAGAGGTGTACGACAAAGAATACGTAAAATCTAAAAAAGCACAAAGAACCGGCGTAAGCTTCTACGAAGCAGTTGACTGGGAATACAATTACGAAAAAACAAATAAAATGTATCTACCAACTATCAGAAGAATCGTAATGATCAAAAACACTAACAATCAATTATCACTAAAACTATGAATGAAAAAGTAAAAAAAGTCGTAAAATGGATCGCAGTAATTGCAGCAGCAATCGGCGCAGCAGCTGCTGTAATCATCGAACAGGGATGCACTAACAAGTACCATCTCAAAGCAAACGGCGTCAAAATCGACACAGTCGAAGTATCAAAATCAATAAAAATCAAATAACATGGAAAAGAAATTCAGAAATCAGCTGCTTAATGAAAGCAAGAAAAGAGAGGAAGAAATCGAAGATGTAAACCTCGAAATCGAAGAAAGAGAAGCATCAGAAAACGGCCCGTTCGTACTGATCCGCAACAAAAAGAACAAATGGGTGATCACAACATGCGGTGCACTCGTAAACGTGAAAGAGTTCGACACTAAAGAAGATGCTGAAGAACATCTGGCTCAAAAAAAATGGGAGGACATCCTAACAGCAACACTCATATTCTTCACACACGTAAAAAGCCAAATGGAAAACACTAAAAAAGAATAAACCATGAAAAAAACATTGGGAGGAGACAGACTCCGAAGCGAAAGCAAAATGGAAGTATATCTGCCTAATTTCGGCAGATCATCTCACAACGTGGGAAAAATAATCCGAACATCACAAGCATGCGGAACAATCGTGCCCTATTGGTGTCAGATAGGTTTGGATGGCACAACATTCTACATCGACATCACAACGAAGGTGAAAACCCTGCCAACAACCGGACCTGTATTCGGAAGCTTCAAACATCAGATCGATGTATTCGTAATTCCGATCAGGCTCTACATAGCAGCGCTGCATAATAATGCTCTGGGAGTAGGGTTGAACATGAGCAAGGTACTACTGCCGAAATTCAGGGTCAGCACCGCTATCACATCAATCTATGAAAACGATACCAACAGAGGGCAAGTCAATCCGAGTTCGCTGCTCTCATACTTAGGAATAAAAGGATTCGGATACTCCAGTACTAACAGCCAAATTCGAACCTTTCCTGCAATATTCAATCTGGCATACTGGGACATATTCAAAAACTATTACGCCAACAAGCAAGAAGAAAACGCATACGTAATCACCGGAATAAACCATATTTGGAAAAAAATCAGTGCAGGAGATGGAGTTGTTTGGAATAGAGAGTGGACAGAAAACTCAAGTGAAGCTTACCCACTCAATCCGTCAAGTCAAGCACCGAGTTTTATCAAACTGGAATTCGAGGAAAAAATATCACCTGAGGAAGTCAATGAAATACAATTCTTAACGAATGATCCGGAAAGACCTACACAAAAAATCAACAAACTAACAAAACTCGGTGACGCCTTTATATTCGAGCGAACAGATCCGGAAGGGATGGGGCTCAAAAAACCAGATAACCCGAGAAGAGCGACCAACATTTACGTGTACCAAGTCAAGAAGCCAATCACAATTGCATACAATCTAAACATAGCAGGGAATAACTACTTGACAATGCCGGACAACAAAAAAATCAAATTAACACCATTTCCATTAAAAAACATCGACGAAGAACGAACTAAAATCTTAGCTGCACCCAGTACCTCAGCATATATAGTAGACGGAGCTACAATGCCATACGGAGCCGCAACAAAAATTATAGGACTACCAAGCTATGACCGCAGAGGAAAATACAACAGTTCAAACGCATGGTACTCACAAGCAGGGTTAGCAGTAAAAACATACCTCAGCGACAGGTTCAACAACTGGCTGAATACCGAATGGATCGACGGAACAACAGGTGGAATTAATTCAATCACAGCTGTAGATGTAAGCGACGGCAAACTTACAATGGATGCTCTGATCCTCCAAAAGAAGATCTTCAATATGCTTAACCGTGTAGCCATTACAGACGGTACATACCAAGCATGGAGAGAAGCGACATATGGAATCAGAAGCGCAACACTGCCTGAATCACCTATATTCTGCGGCGGAATGCAGAGCGAAATTGCATTCGATGAAATCATATCAAACTCAGCAACAGAAGAGGAACCACTGGGAACGCTTGCCGGACGAGGAGTTGCAACCATGTACAAATCCGGAAGGGGCTTAAAAATCAAATGCACAGAACCAAGCATGATTATGGCCTTAGGATCGATCACACCTCGAATTGATTACAGCCAAGGCAACAAATGGTGGACAAGATTAGAGAACATGGATGACTTCCACAAGCCAACATTAGACGCAATCGGGTTCCAAGAACTTATCGCAGAAGAAGCAGCAGCGTGGAGTACAGAAGCCACCGAAGACAATGAACTCAAATATCAGTCATTAGGAAAACAGCCATCATGGATCGAATACACAACAGACGTAAACGAAACATACGGCGAATTTGCCGCAGGAATGCCATTAGCATTTATGTGCTTGAACAGAGTGTACGAAGAAAACCCGGATCACACAATCGGCAACGCATCAACCTACATTGATCCTACGATATACAACAGCATATTCGCAGAGTCAAGATTGAGCTCGCAAAACTTCTGGGTGCAAGTAGCATTCGACGTAACAGCGCGCCGAGTAATGTCAGCAAAACAAATTCCAAATTTATAACACCATGAAAACAGCAAAAAACAGAAAAGGATGCATTAACAATCCAGACCTCACATACCAAGCAGAACCAAGGGAGGTAAAACTGAGGAAAATAATCAGCGGAGAATCCAACAACATGGAAGATGGAGTATTCCCAACAATCTACACAGAAAAAAAAGACGGTGTGCTGCCAGAATACGATATCCGCACAGACCGCTTTGAGGTGGCGATAGACGCAATCGACAAAATCAACCAAAGCGCAGCAAGCCAAGTAGCAAAAAACAAGGGTGAAACTGAAGCCGTAAAAGATTTCGGGACAGAGGCAAAAACCGATCCCGAAAAAAGCTAAAGCAGTCGTATAAAGATCAACCAAAAAATCAAAGAGGGGGGTCAATTCCGCCCCCCCTCTTTTAACCCTCGCAAATGAATGTGACACAGGGCGGTAGACGTTTATACATATATAACAAGAACAATTGTATAAATTCTTTTAAAGAAAAGAACGAAAATGAAATTCGAAGATATATTGAAATTACTCGAAAAAGGAGAAAGCATTGTAGACCCTCTCTCAGGAATTATAGGCAAAGCATCAGGAATCCTCAACACATTAGGCGTAGGCAGGAAGAAACAGATAAGGCAGCAGAAAGAGATGGTAGAAAACGCGGCCCAAATAAATTACAAATACGGAGAAATGGCAGCGGAGAATGCATTCGAAAGACAGCAGGTATTATACAACAGAACCTACCAAGACCAAAGTTACGCCAACCAAGTAGCACAAATGGATGCAGCAGGATTGTCTCCCAGCCTAATGTACGGCAAAGGAGGCGCCGGAGGCGGAGGGGCCGGATCAACAACAGGTGCTCCAATGGGTGCAACAGGAGCTGCAGGTGCAGGAACAGCTGCCGATCCCAATGCACAACTACAGGCATTAATGTCATTACGACAGGTACGATTGAATGAACGGAAGAATGAAGCAGAAATCAATCTGCTC